GCTATCTTCAAACAGGACTTCGCATCTTGGAGCGCCTTCAATTCTTTGCACTCTGGTTACTTTCTGAGGCTCTTCTGAAGTAACAACTTCGTCGCCTACTTTAAGCTCTCCAGCTAATATCCAATCATTGTTTGCTAACTGTATGTGCTCTTTCGGACTAGGGCACATTGGTCCGACACCGGGACCAAATATTGGTTTGTCTGGCGGCCATGGTTTATCTGCTGGCCAACCGGGAGGGGGTGCTTCTTGGTCAATTAAAATTTTCCAATCTTCTATTATTCCTGGTGTTGGTGGTTCCTGACTTATTAGCTTATTATGCGACAACGCAGGCACTGGGTTTTCTTCAGTTCCGCCTCGTAGCATATATGTTTCTGCTTTATCTACAGAAATATGAATTACAGGACCATCAGAGAAAGGTTGTACCTCTTTAACTATCAAATCACCAATTGCATCGCCTTCTTTTAAATCTTCTACATCTACAAAACCTTTGTCTTTTACAAAATAAGGATGGCTAGGTGAAGTTACAATACTGTCTCCTTCTTTAAATAAAACCTCTCGTCTCGGACTGTTTTCAATTGTTTTTGCAAAAGTTACTTTTTGTGGTTCTTCCGAAGTTACAACTTCATCTCCTACTTTAAGTTCTCCAGCTAGTATCCAATCGTTATTTGCTAGTTGAATGTGTTCTTCAGGTCTTGGGCAACTCGTAACATCTTCCCACCAAGGAGGCACATCTCCGTTTCCTACTGGTGGAGGCGTTGGATTGAAAATAGAAGAAGGATCTTCCCATGGTGGTTTAACCATATCTCCGTTTCCTTCATCTGCTACTTGGCTTTCTCCTGGTTCCCAACCAATGGGAAACGACTCTTCTGGTGTTGTTCCTACTGGATTTCCTACTGGTGTATCACGCCCCTCGTTCCATCTTTGCCATTCTGGATCCTCAGGCATTGTCCAATTGTAAGCGTCTCTTGAATCCATATTTATCCAATTTGGATCATTCGGGTCAAAAAACCTCATAGGACGATTATCAAGTCCCCACTCACTGTGTCTTGGTGGTTCTCCCGGTGGAGGCATCCCTATTGGACCTACAGGCTCTGGAATCTGAACAGGAGGTACTCCGGGAAATTTTGGTCCTCGTCCTGGAAAGCCTGGTTCTCCTGGTAATTTGTCTACGGCTGCTTGTACTGGGTCGGGCATCATTGGAGGTGGTGCTGGTGTATCACCGTATATAAACTCTTGATTTGAATCAGACCCAATTCCTGTAACTCCTTTTGGCCATCTGCTCGTTTTTGGGTCAAAAGGGGGATAAGAAGGAGGTGGTGCTAGGTCAAGCAAAGGATGGTCTGGTGTATCACCGTATATAAAGTCTTTATGACCAGAATCAGACCCAATTCCTGTAACTCCTACTGGCCATCTGCTCGTTTTTGGGTCAAAAGGGGGATAAGAAGGAGGTGGTGCTGGTGGTTGTGGTACAGGCTGATCGATACCTTCTAAAGAATTAGGGTCTCTAAGCCCTTCTGCCATTTGGTTAATCCATATAGCGTCTAATAGATCAATTGCACCGTCTTGGTTCACATCAGCAACTGCCATTTGTTCTGGAGTAAGCTGCTTTACTTCTCCTGAATAGTCCATAATATCTTGAGCAGTAATGCCTTTATAAGAATAGGGCATTTGTTGTACTGCTGTTTGCACTGGGTCTGTTGCACCCATAGGCCGCGGTTGTAGCTCTTCAAAAGGTAAACGACCTATTTGACCGCCTATAACAGGCATTGGTGGTTGTGGAGACACAGAACCTTTTGGTATTCCTGCTATTGCCGCCTTAATTTTTTCTCCCAATTCCGGAGATAAAAACGGCCCTTGATTCATAACCGGAGGAGAACCCCTTGGTTTCATAACTCTTGTTCTTGGTCGTCTGGCCATTATTTACCTTTGTTTTTGTCTCTGTCCGTAATCGCTTTTAGAGCTGCAATATCTTCCTGGGACTTAGTTCTCTCTTCTTCTGCTCTGGCTTTTAAAACCGCAATATCTTCCTGAGATTTTATTTTTTCCTCATCCACTGCCACTTTCATCTTGGCAATGTCCTTTTGAGATTTTACTTTTTTAGTATCTGTTTTATCTTTTTGTTTAAGTTTTGCTTTATCCAGAACAAGTTTCTTTTCAGCAATTTCTTTATCGTCTTGGTTCTCTTGTGCTCTGATCTGCAACTCTTGTTGTTTTAATTCTACCACTCCATCATCAGGTGGTGCCAATATTTCTTCTAAAGCTGGCATCACCATCTCCAGTAATTGTAGCTCAATTTGTGCTTTGAGTGCTTCTTTTTCTGGATTAGGTGGAGGAGGCGCGCCTGGTGGCACTGGTCCGCCTGCTTGCATTTGTGGTGGCATCATGCCGTTTCCTCCTTGTGGCATAGGTTGTTGTTCCGGCATTTGTTGATCGGCTTGTTTCTGTGCTTCCAACGATATGTGTTGAAATATATGCGACGTTAAAGTCGGCACCGTTGCCGGATTCATCATGGCCACAGGACTTTCAAGTAAAGTTAAATGCGCTTCAATATGCGTCATGTGTTCCTGTTCAGGAAAAGCCATAGGAGGAGAACCCATCAATACTGAACCATTTTCTTGCGCAGGATCCACAGGAGCGGGTGGTGGGGGATCGGGCATTAATAGTGCGTCAATATTTTCTGAACCCAGCGCCTCATACATGCGACGATAGGATTCTTTGATATTGTGTATTTCTGGGTTACTTTGTACTAACTGTAATTCCTGTTGCGCCAAGGAAATCCTTTGGCTCATAGAAAAGAAGTTTGGATCAGAAACTGGAATGACATCAACGCGACCGTCAAAGTCCTGTTGCTTAATCATTTGATCGCCACCCGTTACCTGATACGGATATTCAGGAGGCAAAGACTCTGAGAACAGCCTGGCTAATATCTTAAACTCTGTTTTTTGGGCATAGTGCAATCGTTTGTGCACAGCTGACATGACTCTTGTGCCTTGCTCCAAAAGTGCCATGGTGGTACCAACAGGAAGTTCCTGGTTGCCTTCACCAATTTGTAAATTAGCCAAGGACGCGAATCTTTGCCCAGCTTCAACACAAGAACCCATTAAAGCAAGTAGGGTTTGTGAAGGTTCTTTATAAGGCAAAGGTATCAAAGAATCTCGAAGGGCTCCGCCTGGTGCATCTACATCACGAAACTCTCCTGGTTCCAATGGAGTTTCGTCGTCCCTGATTCTCAGTCCCCTGGCTTTAAATCCAGCAGGAAGATTGGCTAGGGTTCCGGCATCTATGAGCTGTCTTAGAGCTCCGGTTGCGGTTCTGGAAAGTCCTCCAATCATGTGAATTAGTCCAAACCCGTAGAAACCCAAACCTGGGAGAAATTTGTAGTGAACGAAAAACTGAATTTTTGTTTTCAGGGGGTCGTTCGGATTATAGTTTCTACGGATCGCTAAAACTTGATTTGAAGTTCGGTCAACTGTAATTATATAAGGGAGATGAAAACCATCGGGATCTTCAAAACCAGGGATGTCCATGGATACATGAAACTCTAGGAGCTCATACATCATTTCGTTAACGCCAGTGGTTAATCCTTCAAGGTCATCTACTTTATCTTTGGGCTTACTGGCAATATTCGTTTCACTAGGCTCCAGTAAAATGTCTCTATAAAACCCCGCTACTTGCTGTGTGCGCACCTCGTTATAGGTCATTTTTACTATATGGGTCACTCTTTCACAAGTTTCAATGTCACTGGCAGTATAGGGCACCACTAAATCTTCAGTAGGCACAAAAGTGCTTACTGCTCGTTGTTTGCTTGGGTCAAAATAGACTTTTTTGAAAGCAGAGCCCGCTAAAGGCAAATAAAACAATAATTGGTCCATTTCAGGGGTATATTCCTGCATTACCGTAGTGATTTGGTAGTTCATAAACTCTTGCACGCGCTGTGCCTGAGCCTCACTTTCGGGGTTTTCGAGCCCCATTATTCGGGTTTTTACGGGTCCTTTGGAAGGAAGAAGCTCTTTAAAAGCTTGGGCTTGAAATTGAGTAACCGATTCTGCCAGGAGGGGGTGGGTTACCCCTGATGCTCCCGGAAACGGTCGCTCACGGTCTTCATATTTGAATCCAAGGAGATCCAAGCCTTCAACATAGGTTTGTTCCCAATCGGCTCGACTGCCATGGTCGTCTTCAAAATCTCCAACTAGGTCATTAGCTATCAGCCCAAGGGTTGAATCATCTATGTGTTCCGCTAAATTAGCCTCAAAAGGAACCTGCTGCTGTTGCTGCTCCATGCCATAGGGATCAAAATTTATTTCAGCTGAACCGTCTTCTATAAAAGAGACAGCA